TTTACATTGTCCATTTATGGATAGAGACGAAATTGCAGTAGACTTTAAGAGAGGTTTGCTAGAGTAATGACTAGCATGCGGATTCCTTAAACTTATTGACTCACTGAAGTGATGTAGAGATACATTGCCCTCCTCGCAAGGGAATACAATCTAGTGAATAGTAAAAACAAATAAATAGGAGTAGTAATTCTATGATCAGTATGGAGCGGACCTTAAGTAGGTGCCGACTTAAATCAGTGGTCGTGATTACATGGAAACCATTTAAAACCTAATCCGCTACCCTTAATGAAATATAATACGATGACTAACGCCACCGATTATATTTTTGACATATCTCCCCAAATGGGCAGAATAAACGAACCCCTCAATGCTAAAGGTAAAACCTTTAAAACAACGAATAAAACTAAAAACTTATCTTATGATTTACATCATAATGACAAATTAACAACTAAATTTAAATCAAAACAGAATACAATTTCAAAACAGAAGAATTTGAAAGATCGAACTCAACATGCAGATCTTCAATATTTTTCTGATTTTGCTGTACCTCAATTTGGTATAAATATTACACATGATCATAATGTCCGATTAGGACTTGGAGCACCTCAGGAATCTTCCTATTCTGCTCCTTTCCCTGAAGAAGATACTTATGATAATGCCCCTCCCCCACATAATTTTGGTTCCCCACAGAGTGTTTACGCTATGTTCATGGGAGCCTGGATGTCTCAGAACGTCAAAATAACTGTTTACCAAGTTAACACTATGGTTCTTTTATTTTGCGCTCTTTTACATCTTTCTTTTAGAAGTCGATTTACTAAATGGATGTTTTATTACGCCGTTTATATTAATTGTCTTACCGGATTTTTAAACACTGAATACGGAAGTACCCTTTTAGGTTACTTTCTTGATATGAAACGAGATTTGAATAAAGATATGAATACTGAAGAAACAGGTGAAGTACCTATGGAAGAAGTTAATCCACAATCCTTTATGGAAAATAGTGGAAAAGTTTCTGAAATAATGCTTTTATCTGTTAGTGCTCTTTCTGGTTTTAGACCTCGTGATACTTTTATTACTGGATTTGATCATTATTTAAAATACAACGATAATCAACGTATGAATTTATCTTCATCCATTTTATTCTTATCTTCAAAACTTAGTCTATTTTTAGAAAAAGTTTGTCATATGGATAATTTAGCTGAATATTTTTATATTGAACAATTCGAAACTAAACAAGCTGAAAGATTCCGTGACAATGTTGCGAATTTTATAGCTGAAGTGAATATTGGAAAGCATTTTATAAAAGAATCTAGTACCTCTGTTTATGCGGCTTACCTTCAAGAAGGAAAAGCTTTATTACCACAGATGGATAAGAAATCTTTTGATTATCAGATGGTTAATAAAATTATGCGTGACCTAGTAACTACTCATGACAAACTTAGTGAATCTTTCTCTCCTCTAGGAGGTGAAAGAGTCGAACCCGTCGGAATTCTCCTTCGTGGTAAAAGTGCTGTTATGAAATCTATTTTAATGAAACGTATTGGTGATTTAATTTGTCGAACCACTCTTCCTGAAGACTGG